CTTCTAAGAGACCTAAAGGAGCATTTAGGTGAGCCAGGTAAGTTTAATAATCAGTTTATCTATTCACAGTTTCGTTCGCTGGAAGGTATTGGCACACTTACAGCGATTTTGGATGCTAATGGATTCCAACCTTACGACTTAGTGAAGAAAGGAGGAGTATGGGCTGAATCACCTGATATGAAGGAAGGTGTTCCTGCGTATGGTGTGTTTTTGGGAGGAGCTGAAGAAGAGCGTGAACTTCATCGTCAAATTTTCAATCAGGATTATTCAGATACATTTCCTCAATCTTTGAAAGATTCAATCAAAGAGCATCGTCTTTGTGTATTTCTAGGATCAAGAGCGGCAGCTGAAGGTATTACTCTTGCTGATGTTCGTAGAGTACACATCATGGAGCCATATTGGAATCCTGCACTTATTGAACAGGTAATTGGTCGTGCTATTCGTATCTGCTCTCACCGTAAGTTACCATTAGACCAGCGTGATGTTGTAGTAAAGTTATACATGACCGTATTTTCACCTGAGCAGGCGGTAACAAATGAGGGACCCAATATTGTTGCGATTCGTCGTAATGATATGACACTTAAGCGATATGAAGGCACAGAGCTTCGTGAGACATTCATGTCGTCAGATGAATATCTTTATGAAGTTGCTTACGAGAAGGGTCGTATTGTAAAGAACATTAGTTTACTCCTTAAGCAGGCGGCTATAGATTGTGAGATTCATCGTAAGTTACACGCAAGAGAGAGGCCGGTAATTCAGTGTATGCGATTTGATTCAACAACTACAGGAGAAGACTTGGCATATAAGCCTGGATTCAAAAGTGATGATTTAGATACACTCTATCTTCGTAACATTCAAAGAAAGTCAAGACGTTTACAAATTGTTAAAGCAAAAGGATTAGTATTTGTGTTGGATCCAGATACGAATGAAGTATTTGATGCTCCTTCATTTCAAGACACAAAGAGACTTATACGACTTGGTATTCGAACTGCGCCTGGAGAAATCCGGTTTTTTACCTCAGTAGTTTCATAATATGCCTAGGCTAGACTCTAGTGATTTAACTCGTATTAAGAGAATCAATGGAGCTGCTCTTCTGCCAAATACACCATTTGTCACTCCAATTTTACCCGGAAGTCCAATAGACAATAGTGCTACAACAAAAGCATTTGTGTTAGCATGTATTGATCCAAGATATATCAATGCGTTGGAACAATATTTAGCAAATACTCTCGGAGTTAATGGATTCACATATGATCTATTTATTCTCGCAGGTGCAAGTCTTGGTGGATTAAATACAACCAATGCTAATTGCGGTTATGCGCAAGCTAATTGGCAACAAACATTACTTGAACATATTCAAGTAGCAATTCTACTTCACAATGTTACGCAGGTTTTAGTGTTCGATCACTTAGATTGCGGCGCTTATAAACTATGTAGTGTCATACCAGGCTCTGTTAATCCACCAAATAGTAGTAACTCAGACACACAACCAACTCATATTGCAAAATTTAATTTAGTAAAGACTTTAATTAACACTAATTCATTCACTAAAAATGGCGGAGGTTCTGGATCGGGAAGTAGTATTTTTACAGCAGGAGTATTTGGTTATGTGATTAATGACTCATCATTAGGACATCCAGGATGTTTCTATGATATTCAATCTTCTGACTATCTTCCGATATGTCAACATATTTCTGGTGCATCAGGAGCTAGAGTTCTTGTATTAGGATGTATTGATCCTCGATTTTCTTCTATGTTAACATCATTTTTAATTAATTATAAAGATGTTCAGTTTAGTTTTGATCTTACTATTTTAGCAGGCTCTTCTCTAGGCGCTAATCAATCATATACTACATTTCCGGCTACACGAACTCCACCAGCAACAGGTAACTATTCGGCTAATCTAATACCTTCATTAGGAGGCGCGTGGGGTCCTACATTTTTTGAGCATCTAAGTATTGCAAGAGCACTGCATGGTATAACTGAAGTTTGGGTATTTGATCATTTAGATTGCGGTGCATATAAACGTATTAAATTTGGGGATGTGGCAAATACAGACCTTCTTATACCACCACATACTCAAGAACTAACCAAACTAATGGGCTATATCAATACATACACATCTGCTACAGATCCCTTAGGAAACACAGCTACAAGCTTAGCATTCAAAGGGTTTGTCATGGATACTAATGGGGGAATCACAAAAGTTGTAGATAATGGATTAGGAGTTCCATATGTAAGCACTGTTCCATTTGGAAGCTCTCGTATTCGTGCTCCTGCATCAGACTATACTGCCAATAAAGCATGGAGCACTGGAGATATCATCACTCACTCGTGCAACAGTTGTGGAGTTATTGGAACAGAAGTATCTCGTGTGTGTAATTGTTCATATACGCAAGTTGATGGCAAGAGTGGATTATGTGCTACATGCAAAAGTAATTAATTACCTCAGTAGTTTCATAATATGGCATCCAATATTCAACGTGGGCCAAATCGAATGGATTCAAGTGATTGGACTAGAATGTTAAAAGTGCGAGGTCTTACAAGTTATCCACAACCAGGAAATCCAGACCCTATAATCACTCGAGGTGTGAAAAAATATCCCGACTTTGGACTATCGCGAATTCAGCGACCTGCATCAGTATATACCGATTATGTTGCAGGAAATAAGCTAAAATATGTCTTACAGACACCAGCAAATTCATGTGGAGACGGTGGTGCAAAGGTTCTTACTGCATATGCAATATGTTCATGTATATCAGCTGATGTTATTAAACATAATGGTGTTTGTGTGAAGTGTAAAATATAGACATTCTAAACTGTAGATATAATAGAGAAATGACAGGCGGACTAATGCAACTAGTGAATAAAGGGGCACAAGATGTTCTTGTGACAGGAAATCCTTCCTTTACTCATTTTAAATCCGTCTATAAACGGCATACTGAATTTGCTATGGAACACTTTCGGCTATACTTCAAGACTACAAATTTGAGTCTTCCTCCAACTGGTAGTCTAACATTACGAGCAAAAGTAGAACGATACGCACAACTTTTACACGATTGTTATTTAAGTGTGACACTTCCCGATATTTACTCACCAGTAGTAGGCATAGCGAGTCCTCCTACAAATCTAAATTCTCTATCAAATGCGATTGGTTATGAGTTTCAATGGATTCACAATATTGGCTATAACATGATTAACTATGTTTCGGTTAACATTAATGGAAGTGAAGTTGTTCGTCACACAGGAGAGTGGATGAAAATATATGCCAATTTAAAGTTTGATGCAAATAAGAAGGCTATTTTAGAGGAACTTGTTGGTAACATTCCTGAACTATATGATCCTGCCAACGCGTTTGATAGGTTTGATCAGTATCCGCATTCTATCTCAACAACAGGTAATATAGCTGCACCTTCTATTACAGGAAAAGTTCTAACCATTCCTTTACACTTTTGGTTTTGTGAAACAGTAGGAAAAGCATTACCACTTATTGCTATGCAACATTCTGAAGTTGAAATCATAGTTGACCTAAAAAATATGTTTCAACTTTTTACAACTCTTGATGTAAATCCTGCAAATACAACAACATACGGCAAACGTATTGCGCCAACTGCTTCAATGACTCCATTTCTTTCACCTCCACTTGCAACAACTCAATTGCCTACTAATACAAGTTTGATAACATGGAATCTAAATCCATTTGTCGAATGTAATTATATCTTTGTTTCTGATGCAGAAATGGCTCACATTGCAACAACTGATCATTCGTATGTTATCAATCAGGTAGATGTAAGAGAAGCACATGGACAATATGGTCCTTCAAATGACTTAGAGTTAAACTTAAGAAATTTGTGCACTCGTGTGGCATGGGTGTGTCAGAGAAATGACAGATTTCTTGTTAATGATTTTGATAACTACACAAACTGGGTTAATCCATATGAACCACCTATAAATGGATTTCCATCATTTGTTACATCATACTATAGTTCAGGTATTGCTCAATCATCCGGTATTACTGCAAGAGATATTCTGCTAGAATCTGCAATTATCATCGATGGCAAGGAACGATTTACCTACAAACAGACCGAGTTTTTTAAGTTCATTCAAAACTATAGACACGAAACTGGTAGAACAATTAGTGATTTACCTGGATTATATACATATTCATTTGCACTTGAGAATGATAAAGAGCAGCCATCTGGTCACATTAATGGTTCACAATTTAATAAAACAATCCTAAGAAATACATATGTTCAACCTCCACTCGGATTAACTCAGGGAATAAATCCACCATCTCAGTCTGTATGTATTCTTAAATCAACAGCAAATAATCCAAACCCAACAATCGTAAACCCCGCTAATTATGTAAATAATCCTGGCCTAATTGTTACAGTCTTTAGAAAGACTGCAAATAATACCCTAGTTTACACCTATAACGTTCGTGCATTTGTAGAATCTTACAACTTCCTACGAGTTATTGGAGGCATCGCAAATGTCGTGTTTTCTTCATAATAAGAATGAGTGGAATAGTAGTAACGAATGCCACATATGGCACAAGCTCAGCAT